GGTTCTGATTCTGGCGGTGGTGATAGCGGTTATGCAAAAGGCGGAAAAGTTACCAAAGCCAAGCTAAAGGGTAAAAATCCCAAAGGGAAAGATGACGGATACGCCGCGCTTGATGTTGGTGAATACGTTATCAAAAAATCATCTGTTGATAAGTATGGTGAAGACTTACTGTCTTTGCTGAATGACGGCAAAATTTCCAAAAAGAAACTTCAATCTTTAATTTAAGCATGGACAAAAAACTTCAAGCTGAGTGGGCTAACAACCTGCTGACCGATGACTTTTTCATAAAAGTCATGGATGATTTGAAAAATCAGCAGATTAGTGTGATAATTAACACTAATCGAGATGAGGTAGAGGAGCGTGAAGCTGCTTACAGCCACATCAAGACACTTGACCTTTTTGTTGGGCACCTGCAAGGCATTGCCGCAGAAACCAAGATTCAAGAGAAAAAGTGGAAGATTCTGTGACGAAAGTTACCCGCAGTCCAGACGGTTTCTGGTGAAAACTGAGATAGCAAATGGAAAACACCAACCCGCAAGGGAGTGAAAGCCTGAACGTAAACCAAGCTGCCAATGCGTTTATGAGTTTGATGGGCGGTGACGAAGGAGCCCCAGAAGGCCAACCGGAAGAACCAACTGAAGAACTTGAAGCGGTTGAAGAAGCTGAAGATCAGTCCGAATATGAGGACGATCAAGAGCCAGTAGAGGAAGTAAAACCCCGATACAAGGCGAAAGTCGGTGGCGAGGAAGTCGAGGTTGAACTTGACGAACTTATCAACGGCTACCAGCGCAGCAAGGATTACACGCAAAAATCTCAAGCCCTAGCTGAACAGCGTAAAGCGATTGATGCTGAACGTGGTCATTTAGAGCAAGTGAAACAAGAGCGACAAGCATACGCCCAGAAACTGCAAGCACTCGATAGCTTCTTGAGCCAGCAGAACAAGGGTGAGGATTTAGAAGTTTTGAAAGAGACAGACCCTATCGGTTATGCCGTTAAGGTAGCGGAACAGAGTCAGCGTGAGAAGCAGTTAGCAGTAGTAAGAGCCGAACAGCAACGCATTGCCCAACAGCAACAAGCGGAGCAACAGCAAAACCTGCAAAACCATCTCAAGTCTGAATCTCAAAAGCTAGCGTCTGTTATCCCAGAACTGAACACGCCAAAAGGTGATGCAATCCGGAAAGAAATCCGTGAATATGCAAAGTCTGTTGGTTGGTCAGATCAAGAACTCTCCTCAGTGTATGACCATCGCGCTGTGCTGACTTTGTATAAAGCAATGAAGTTTGAGCAACTTCAAAAGGGTAAGCCGGAGACTTTGAAGAAAGTCCAGCAAGCTCCTAAGATGCTCAAGCCCGGAACTTCAACGCCAAACACTAAGTCATCGCAAGACAAGCAAGTGATGCAAAAGCTGCGTCAATCCGGCAAAGTCCGTGATGCTGCTGCTGCATTTGAACGATTCCTTTAATTTTTGGAGCTTTAATCATGGCAACCTACCAAACCTACACGGCCATTGGCCTGCGCGAAGACCTGACCGATGTTATCTATAACATCTCTCCTACCGACACTCCTTTTATGTCGTCTATCGGCAAGAACAAAGCATCGGCTACTTACCATGAGTGGCAGACCGACAGCCTGGCCGCTGCTGCTTTGGGCGGCGCTGTTGAAGGTGCTGACGCATCGACAATCACCGCATCGCCAACAACCCGTATCGGCAACCGTACACAGATTTTCACTAAGTCTGTTGCTGTGGCTGGCACTTTGGAAGCAGTTGACAAAGCTGGCCGTAAGTCTGAAAAGGCTTACCAGTTGGCTAAAGTTTCGGCTGAACTGAAGCGCAACATTGAACTGACCCTGTTGTCTAACCAAGTGGCTTCTGCTGGTAACTCTAGCACCGCACGCACCTTGGGCGGTCTGCAGGCTTGGTTGAACACCAACTATGACGGCGGCACTGATGGCGTGGCTGGCTCTGGCGGTACTACTGCCCGTGTTGATGGTACTTACCGTACTTTTACCGAAGCCATCCTGAAAACCGTGATTGCTGAAGTCTACACCGCTGGTGGTATGCCTAAAGTGCTGATGGTCAACCCTGCTCACAAGCAGTTGGTCTCTGCATTTGCTGGTATTGCTGCACAGCGTTACATGGCTCCTTCCAACGAGCCAACTACCATTGTCGGCGCTGCTGACGTTTACATGAGTGATTTCGGCACAATCTCCATTGTTCCTAACCGCTTCATGAACAGCGCCAACGCTGGTGACGAGACAGCTTTCTTGGTTGATCCAGATATGGCTGCCGTGTCTTACCTGCGTCCTTTCGAGACCATTGAATTGGCCAAGACTGGCGACAGCGAGAAGACCCAACTGTTGGCCGAATTGACTTTAGAGGTGAAAAATCAGGGAGCACATGGTATTATTGCCGATCTCTCGTAACACGGGACAGGCTTAGACCTGATATAATGCCCTCACACTAACCTGTGAGGGCATTTTTATGTGTACCGTTGAAAACTGCGAGAAAGAAATTTACGCGCATGGCTTCTGCCATATGCACTATCAGAGGAATAGGAAATACGGAAGTCCTATTGCTGGAGTAAAAAACCAAGCGCCACCAGAAGAAAGATTTTGGCGTTTTGTTGAAAAATCTAACGATTGTTGGAAGTGGAATGGCAGCAAGGCGAATGGATACGGGCGGTTTTCTGTTGGCTCAAAATCTGATGGGATGTTTCTTGCTCACAGGTTTTCGTGGGAGTTGCATAACAAACAAGAAATTCCCAAGGGAATGTTTGTCATGCACAAGTGTGACAACCCAGAATGTACGAATCCTAATCACTTGACCCTTGGAACGCCTAAGGAAAACACCCAAGACATGATTGCAAAAGGCCGGAAAAGGACAGTTGCTCCTGTTGGCCTTGGCAATGGAAAGTCTTTGCTGAACGAAGAAAAAGTCAGGCTAATTCGTCAAAGCGACTTGCCGCACACTGTAATTGCAAGGCAACTTGGCGTTTCGGCTAATTGTGTAAGGGGTGTAAGAATTGGCAGAACATGGTCTCATGTTCCATTTTCTTGATAACTATCGTAAAATATGACTATGGAAAACCCTACATTTCGTAAATCTGTTGCTCACGCTGATGGTGATGGCGGCTTGGTCATTCACACTGCCCAAGATGTTTCTGCCATTATTGAGCGCAATAAAAAAGAATTCAACAGCTATGACGAACGGGCCAAGTGGTCTGATGAGATTTATGGCAACAAAGTGGCTTCAATTCCTTTGACCGCTATTGATGAGCTAAACCATAAAGGCATCATGCGTGGCTTCCATGTTCTTGATAACGCTCGATTTGCAATGTGGTTAAATGACCCAGAAAATCGCGCTTGGCGTACTCGTCCGGGAGTGATCTAAATGAGTTTTGAAACCTACACTGAGCTACAGACAACCATTGCAGGTTATCTTGCTCGGTCTGATCTGACCACACAGATTCCTGATTTCATTCGCTTGGCTGAGTTGCGTTTGCGCCGTGATTTGCGTATTCGTCAAATGCTCAAATCTGTCACTACCGTTACTGTTGCTGGTGACGAGACTGTAGAGCTTCCAAGTGATTTCCTTGAAGTGCGTGATCTTGTAATCGTTGGCACTCCTGTTCAACCCTTGAGCTATTACAGCCCGTCAGCGTTTAACCGCAACACACGGTCATGGGAATCTGGAAAGCCGATTGACTACACGGTCTTGGCTAACGACTTTCAATTGTCTCCAGTCCCTGACGCTGTATATACAGTCAAGATGTTCTACTTTGCATCGCCTACGTTCTTGAGTAGCTCAAACGCTAGCAACGCTTTCTTGGCTAACACTCCTGATGCTTTGCTTTACGGTTCCTTGCTTGAGGCTGCTCCGTACTTGATGGACGATGCCCGAATCAACACATGGGGAACTATGTTTGATCGTGCTATGGCTTCCATTACTCGCTCTGACGAGCAAGGCCAATACTCAGGCGTACCGCTTGTAATCAAAACAACTCTGTGAGGTGAATCATGTCTGAAATGTCAAACTACCTTGAGAACGCGCTAATTAACGCGACTCTTCGCAATACGTTTTACACAAGCCCAACGACTGTGTATCTTGCTTTGTACACCAGCGATCCAACTGACGCTGATACTGGTACTGAAGTTACTGGCGGCTCTTATGCTCGTCAGTCAATCACGTTTGGCGCACCTTCTAACGGCGTATCCACCAACAGCGCGGCTATTGAGTTTCCTCAAGCTGGCGCGTCTTGGGGTACTGTTAGCTACGTGGGTATCCGTGATGCTTCTACCGCTGGTAACTTGTTGTTTCACACTGCCCTGGATGCGTCTAAAACGATTGCCACTGGTGACGTTTTCCGTGTTGCTATCGGCTCTCTTAGTGTTGCCTTTGCGTAATGGCTGACCTGCTTCCACCGTGGACGATAGATAGTCTTGACCAGCTTAAAGCTAGTCTTGATGATCTGACGCTCACGCTGGATAGCGAGCTATACATCACATCTGTCACTCGATGGGATGCCTACGCAACAGTTAGCGCAACAGCAGAAGTAACGGCTAACGCTGTTCGTGTTCAAAGCGCGTCTGCCTCAGTAACCGCAACGGCAAGCGTAACGGCTGACGGAACCCGTGTCCAAAATGCTAGCGGTAGCTTTACTGCTGAAGCAACAGTTTCTGCTGACGCAATCAGGGTTCAATTTGGTGATGCGGCTGTTACGGCTAACGCAACAGTTTCTGCTGACGCTATCCGTATTCAGTACGGTTTAGCTGCTGTTAACGCTGAAGCTACGGTTACAGCCAATGGCACTAGAGTTCAATTCGCTGATGCCGCCATTACTGGCACTGCAACCGTAGAGGCTTTGGGGGGCATTGTTGCTAACGGCGCTGCTTCTGTAGCGGCTGAAGCAACGGTATCGGCTGACGCTATCCGTGTGCGTGATGCGGTGGGCGACATTGCTTGCGCTGCTACGTTTAGCGCTTTGGGCGGGGTTGTTGCTGATGGCATTGCTATCGTTGATTGCACCGCCTCCTTTGGTGCTGCTGCTAACGCTACATACGCTGGAGACTCGTCTTTTACTGGAGCTGCAACAGTAACTGCAAGCGGATCAAACGGGGATAGCTGGATTGTGATTGTTGAGTCCGATAACACCTGGACAACAGATTCAACTGATGAAAACACATGGACAGAGATAAGCGTTTCTGACAATACATGGGAAGACGTTGCAGCATCAAGCAACACTTGGACGCAACCATCAAACGGTAACAACACATGGCAACTACAAAACTAACATTTGGCGAATGGATGCCAGATCAACCCGGAATCTCTGGTGCGTTGACTGATGCCAAGAACGTGGTTTCGCAGGCTATTGGGTATGGCCCTTTGCCAAGTGCTGCTATCTTTTCTGCTGCCGCCGCTGAAAGCCTAACAACGCTTGTTGCTGGCAAAACACCCGCCAACACTACTAAGCTGTTTGCTGCTGGCTCAACAAAGATTTATGAAGTCTCCGGCGTTGGCGCTTTGACTGACGTTTCAAAGTCTGGTGGCTATACACCTAACGGAGCAAATGACCGTTTTCGGTTTACGCAGTTTGGTAACGTCATCATTGGCACAAACAACAATAACCCAATTCAAGCCTACACGCTAGGAACGTCAACAGCCTTTGCTGACTTGTCTGGAACGGCGCCTATTTGCAAGTTCATAACTGTGGTGCGTGATTTCGTGGTCACTGGCTTCACCACTGAAAGCTCTGTAAAGTACCCAAACCGGGTGCGGTGGTCTGGTCTTAACGCTGAAACCTCATGGGGTTCAAGCCAAACAACACAGGCTGACTTTCAAGACATTCCTGATGGCGGTCAAGTTGTTGGTGTTCGAGGCGGTGAATTTGGTTTGGTGTTCCTTGAAAAAGGCATTAGCCGGATGACGTATGTTGGCACACCGTTCATTTTTCAGTTTGACAACATCTCTCGTGGCAAAGGCTGTATTGCTGCTGGCTCTATTGCTCAGGTTCAAGGTATTTGCTTCTTCTTGTCTGACGATGGTTTTTATATGTGTGACGGTCAACAGATTCAAGCAATTGGCTCTGAAAAGATTGACCGTTGGTTCTTCTCTAATGCTGACGAAAGCGCCTTTGACTCCATGAGTGCGGCGGTTGACCCTGTACGCAAGCTGATTATCTGGAACTTCAAAACAGCATTTGCACAGCGCCAGCTAATCATCTACAACTTCAACACAAAGAAGTGGACTTACGGTGACGCTGGAACAGATTACATCTCTGATGCTTCTACCTCTGCCACAACCCTTGAAGGTCTTGATGCAATCTCATCTAGCATTGACGCTTTGACAGTAAGCCTTGACTCCATTTTGTATATGGGCGGCAAGTATTTCTTGGGCGGCACTTCTGGAGCGTATGTTGTGACGTACAACGGCGCCCCAGCAACAGGCCAAATCATTACAGGCGATTTGAACGCTGGTGGGCGCTCGGTGGTGACACTGGCCAGGCCTCAGATAGATAACGGCGCTGCTGACGTTTCCGTGGCTTCTAGGGTGCTTTTGAATCAAGGTCTTTCGTTTAGCACTCCGGTAGCGGCTGATTCTGAAAACCGTGTGTCGTTGCGCTCTAATGGAAATTACCATCGTTTCAAGGTGACTCCAACTGGCAGCAATTGGACAACGGCTGTGTCATTAGATGTTGACTTGTCTGGACAGGGTACACGATGAACCAATTTCGCACACTTCCTGTCTTCGGTGGGGATGCACGATCTACTGCCGATGTCGTAAACGGCATCATGAACGGGAAAACTAACAACACTGGGACAATTTCTTTAACTCTGTCTGCAACAAGTACAACACTAAACGACAGACGAATCAGTGGTGATAGCGTGATTTTGTTCATGCCTTTGAATAAAAATGCTGCTGATGAATTGGCTCACGGGCATATGTATGTGTCCTCAAGAAGTCAAGCAACCGCAACAATTACGCATGGAAATCATACGCACGAAATGCAATTTGCGTATGTTGTCATTGGTTAAAATGTATATAATGGATTCCGTGGATCAACCGCTATGGAATCCGAACTTTTAGGAGTAAGACATGGCGGTAACAACCACATCACAAATTGACCCAACAATTCAACCGTTTCTCGGTTATGGATTAAGTGAGGCGCAACGGCTTTATCAGGCTGGTGGCCCTCAATATTACAGCGGTCAAACCTTTGTAAGCCCTTCGCAAACAACTCAAACTGGCCTTCAAGCTCTTGAGCAACGCGCAATGCAGGGCAGCCCTTTGGTTGGGCAAGCACAGCAGCAAATTGGCAACACCATTAGCGGCAACTACCTGAGTGGCAATCCATTCTTCCAGGGCGCTTTTGCTCCGGCTGCACAAGCGGCTACACAGCAATTTAATACCGCCATTGGTGACATTAGCTCTGCTGCGTCTAAGGCTGGTCGCTATGGCTCTGGCGCAATGGGTTCTTTACAAGACCGCGCTTCTGGTCAACTTGCCCAATCTTTGAGCAACACAGCCGGACAACTGGCTTATCAGAACTACGCTGACGAACGTGGTCGCCAACAAGCGGCAACAATGGCAGCGCCTGGATTTGCTCAAGCTGATTACCAAGACATCCAAAACCTGCTGGCCGCTGGTCAAGCCCGTGAAGGCTACACAGGTCAACAGCTTCAGTCGGACATTGCACGGTTTAACTTTGGTCAAAACGCACCACAACAGAACCTTGCAACTTTTTTGTCTAGTGTGTACGGCAACCCAATGGCGACATTGAAAAGCCAAACTCAAAGCGGTTCTGCTGACACTTCGGGGCTTCAGAACTTGTTGGGTACTGCTGCAACGCTTGGCGGGGTTTACAAGAATATCGGCGGTTCGACTGGCTTGTCTAGCATTGGTAACTGGCTTGGCAGCTTTGGCTCCCCTGCTGTTGTTGATCCTTATGCCGGTTTGTCTCAGTTGGATTTTGCAACCATTAGCGGGTACTAATCATGGCTGGATTACTTGACATTTTTGGCTCCGGTGGTGGTCAAACTCTTGGCCTGTTGGGTATGTCGCCACAAGACATCCAGCGTTCACGCGATGACGCACAAGCGCAAGCCCTATATGGTTTGGCTGCTCGATTGTTCCAAGGTGGCAACACTGGTCAATCTATTGCTGAAGGCTTGCAACAAGGCCAGAAGATGTATAAGTCTGCAATGGACAGCCAGATGCAAGACCAAATGCAAGGCTTTCAACTGCAAGAGTTGATGCGCAAGCGTAAACAAGAAGTTGAAGCTCAAGCTCGTTTGGCTCAAGTTGATAAATTGGTTGGCGGTCTTTATCAACCAGCACAAGCAGCAGTGCCTGCTCAAATGATTGAAGAAGATGGCCGCTACATTGGTGAAACACCTGCTGTTGCTAGTCGCGCTGGTGGCTACGATCCTCAGATTCTGCAAGCTCTTATGGGTTCGCGTGAGGGCCGTGCCGAGATTGGAAACATCTCAAAACTTATTCCTGAAATGCGTAAAGCTGGAATTGGCATTGAAAAAAACCAGCAAGACAACCCTTTTATGGTGTTTACTCAAGACAATACGCTGCCAAAGAACATCAAGACTCTTGCTAATCAATATGCTTCTAGCTGGTCAAGTGGCCGTTTAGACCCTGATGTTGCCGACAAGCGAGTGTCTGAGTTGGCTTCAATGGCGCAAAGAGCGCAAGACAAGCAAACAACGCAAGACAACCTTAAATCGCAGCAAGACCAAATGGCTGAGTTCCGTAGGCAAGGGTTGGCGCAATCCGCTGAGGCTCGCGCTTTGCAAGCTGAAATTGCTAGAGGTAATTTGGCTATTCGTGAGGCTGATGCTGTGGCAAAAGCTGAAGAACGCGCCAAGCCCGTGACAGAGGCCAAAGAATCATTGAACCTAATTAACCAAGCTGAAAAGTTGCTTGATTCTGCTACTGGTTCATTGACTGGAACGGCTGTTGACGTCCTTGCTGGCGCATTGGGTAAATCTACTCCCGGAGCACAATCCGCCTCTAAGCTAAAAGCAATTCAAGGCGCATTGGTTGCCAAAATGCCAAAGATGTCTGGGCCTCAGTCTGACAAGGATGTTTTGCTGTAC